TGAGAGTGGACAGATTACAATGAACAATGCACAGCTAGATGCTGGCACAGAGGTATCTTTCACAGTTACAAACAGCAAGATTGCAGCAACAGATGTTGTTGTAGCTTGCCATGGATCTGCTGGAACTGCTGGTTCATATCTTGTAAATGCTAATGCTATAGCTTCAGGTTCTTTTGCTGTCACAGTTTCTAATGTATCTGCTGGCAATTTAAGCGAAGCAATTGTTGTTAATTTCGTTGCATTTAAAGGTGCATCAAGCTAATGGCAATGTACGCATTTAGGCGTATGAGAGAGCAAAATGAGGCTGCTAAAAAAGCAGCTTCACTAGCTCAAACTCTTGAAAAGCCAAAACCAAAACGCAAGCCAAAACCAAAACAAATAAATGGCGATAACTCTTGATGCTACTGTTGGCGGTGCAAGTGCCAATACTTATATAACCCTTGATGATGCAAACGCTATCATTGAAGGATTTGTTCTAAGTGATGACAATGCCGCTTGGGATGGGTCTACTACTGATAATAAAAACAGGGCATTGTTTACAGCCGCCCAAAGAATAGATAGAGAAAAGTTTTTAGGGGCAAGAGTAAGTGATACACAGGCTTTGGAATGGCCTAGATCAGGAGTAAGAAAACCTGACACATACACCAACTTGTATGGCTTAAGTTTTCCAAATAGATTAGTAGCTGATTATTACACAGATACAGAGATACCAGAAAGAGTAAAAAAGGCTCAAGTAGTTTTGGCAGTTTATTTAAATAATAATAGAAATGGTTTAGAGCTTAGTGGGTTGGAAGATTTTGCGGCTGTAAGTATTGGAAATATAAATGTAACCCCTAGATTTTTTGGGGCTGTAGGAATTGATCGAATACCGCCAATAGTTGATCATTACCTGATGGGCATTAGAATAGGCGGTAGAGCAAACTTATCAATCAAGAGGTCTTAAATGTACGGTTACGATTACCCAGCAGCAATAATCATTACTAATACTGCAACACATACAGGCAGATTTGGTAAGGTTCACGCATTGAAAGATTCAGAGGCAACATTTGTTGCTGAAAACATAACAGAGAATGGATCTGCAACTATTAATGGTATTGAAATGAAGGCCTCAACTGAGGTTTGCGGTGTTATTACAAGTATCACTCTTGCAAGTGGACAAGTTATTGCATATAGATTATGAGTCTTGCTAATGCACTAAAAAAGGCGGCTAGTGCTTCATTGAAAAAACTTGGCGGTGATGTAACTATTAGGCAAGTAACGGCTGGAAGTTATAACACAACAACAGGAGCTATCACTGAAAGTACATCTGATACAACTATCAAAGGTGTTGTAAGTAATGTTGCTCGCAATGAGGTAAATGATTTGATTGAGTCACAGGATAAAAGGCTTACTATATCTGCTGGTGATCTTACATTTGCACCCACTACAAAAGACAGAGTTGTTATAAGTAGCGTTGAATTTAAAATTATTCAAGTAATAACAGAAGAACAAAATAATATTCCTGTGAAATTTGATCTAATTTTGAGGTAAATATGGCTAGAGAAATAAAACTAACAGAAATAAATGATTTTTTTGAAGAAGATGTTGTTGACCTTGTAGCTGCTACGACTTTGGAATGGACAGCAAGAGTAAAAAAAGCAACGCCCGTTTTTTCTTTAGATAACTACCCTGATTTAGATTCCATTCCAAACTTTTTTACGCTGCCAAATGGTCAAGTAGTACCTTTCAGAAAAGCTTTATTAGATCGTGGAACTGGCGGAGAGCTTCGTGAAGCTTGGCAGACAGAAATTAAAAAATTTAGAGGAACAATCATAAACAATAAACCTTATGCAGAACCAGTATGTTATGGCACAAACTTGCCACCATCTTGGGGTGGTACATATAGAACAAGACAAAATACACAGGCTGGATATCCTGAGTTAATTGCAAAAGAGCTTGAAAGTTGGATGAAAGGTCAATTTGGTAAATAAACTATGGCTGCAATAGATTTAAACACAGTTAGATCCACTATTGAGGCAAGACTAGCCACAGAACTAGCTTCAAGCCCTGCAATCCCTGTTGTATTTAACAACATGGCATTTGATAGCACTACAGAAGATTCTTTTGTTCAATGCGTTACTAGCTTTGGATCAAATGAATATTTAACTCAAGGAGATACAAGTAATGCTTTTAATAATATTGTTGGTTTAGTATTACTTAATGTATTTACAGAAGAAGGTCTTGGGGCTGGCTCTAACTTTACAATTTGCAAACGGATAAGAGACTTATACAATAGGGTGACTGTTTCTAATGTAATTTTTGATGCACCTATTGGCCCTGAGATATTTACATCAAGTCCAGAAGGTAAGTTTCAGACACAAATTAGAATCACTTTTAATATTTATGAGGATCTTTAATTATGGGAAAACTTGAAATTACAGAAGAAATGCTTGACGCAATCGAAGCTGTAAAAGGTCGCAGAGATCCAAATTATTGGGATCCACAATGCAGACGATATATGGAAAAACAACAAGCCACAAAAAAAAGTGTAAAAAAGACAGAAAAGAGTTAATATATCTATAAATATTAAATTTAATTGTTATGGCTGCTGTAAAAGGTGATGTGGGACAAGTCAAGTTTGATGACGGTGGTTCTTCAGTTAATCCTGTAATAGGTACAAGATCTTGGTCAATGTCTATCACAAAAGATATTCAAGAAACTACTGTTCAAGGTAAAACTTTTAAAGAATTTGTAGGTGGTCTTATTGAAGGTGAAGGATCTGCTGAATTAGTTTATGACAATACCGCAAGCGGAGAAACTGCAACATTTATGGATGGCATTTTAACTACTGGCGACCCTGCAACCGCATCTTTTGAATTGTTCCCTGATAGTTCAAGTGGAACAAAAAAAATCAGTTTTAGTGGACTTATAACAAATTTTGAACAGGGTTCATCTCTAGGTGATGTAAGCACAATCAATATTACATTTAAACCATCTGGAACTATTACATCAGAAATTTAATTAATTTATGGCAACTGAAAGAACAGCAGACATTCTCATCAATGCGTTTAAAGATGAAATGACCACTAGACGCAAATATGAATTGAAAGATTCTAATGATAAAGTTTTATCTGTATTATATTTCCCACCAATTACCAGATTTGATAGAAAAAAGGCACAACAATTAGCTGGAAGTGATGAAGGTTTAGTTGTTTCAACACAGCTTTTATGTCAGACAGCACAAAAAGAAGATGGCTCACTTGCATTTGATATGTCAGATGCACCGATTCTACAAAGATCATTACCAGAAAAAGTATTAAATGAATTAGAGCTTTTTATGATGGATATACAGGTTGATATTGATTCAGCAAAAAAAGAATAAAAGGGGATAATTGGCTTAATTTTGAATTTTTCCTAGCAACAGAACTTGGCAAAACTTTAAATGAACTCAGAAATCTTTTGACAGAGGAGGAACTTATTTATTGGGCTGCATATTATGATTACAAGAATGATAGGGAGAAACAAGAAATGCAACGACAAAAAGCCAAATCAAGGTAATATATAATAAAGGTTATTTGTTTCTGTGGCACAATCAACGGTTAAGTTAATAGTTGATGCACAAAATGCGATAGCACCTTTAAAAAGAGTTAATCAACAAACACAAGCTTTAAGTAGTTCTACAGATAAATTAAAAGGAAGATTAGATAAATCAAATAGATCTTTAAGGGATACAGGAAAATCTGCAAAAGTAGCTTCAACAGGTGTTAAAGGGTTAGTAGGAGCATTAAGACCTTTATTGGCTGCATTAGCAGTTGTACAATCAGCAAGATTTGTATTATTTCAAACAGCACAATTAGAAACTCAAACAAAAGCTTTAGAAGTATTAACTGGAAGTGCTGAAAAAGCACAAAAAATTGTTCAAGAGATTAAAGAATTTGGTGCTGTGACACCTTTTAAATCTTCTGAATTAATAGAAGTCGCAAAGCGTATGAAAGCCTTTGGTTTTGAAACTGAAAATGTAGTGGATATAACCAAGAGAATTGCAGATATAGCTGGAACTGCTGGAGCTGACATAGATGGTGTTGCGTTGGCAATAGGAAAAGTTCAAGCAAAAAATAAATTTATGCAAGAAGAAAATATTATGCTTTTGGAAAAAGGAATAAACGTAACTAAAGAATTAGAAGAAATAACAGGAATGAACGGAGAAACCTTGGCTAAAGCTATGAGCAAAGGAAAGATAGGAGCAGATCTTTTTGTGCAAGCTATAGTAAAAGCAACAAGCAAAAACGGTCAATTTTTTGAAGGTGCTTCAAAGCAAAGTGATACTCTGGCTGGTAAATTTAGTACTTTTATTGATAATGTTGAAACCTTTGCACAGAATTTAGGAAAGATTTTTGAAGAACCATTAAAAGAGATTCTTGATATGTTAAACCAAGTAGCTGGTGAATTTAATAAATTATTTTCTATGTTAAGTGATGCTCAAATTGGAGCATCAAATAAGAATGTAGGCTCTGCTGTTTTCAAAGCTCGTTTTGGTATGCAAGCTGATGCAGTCGCAGATATTGAGAAAGCTGTTAACCAGTTAGATCCTTCTTTTGTAAGAACAGAAAAAGATGCGGCTAAATTGGCTGCACAAGTTGAGAGAATACAAAAAGCAATAACTTTAATTCAAGGGCCAGACAGTCTAGAAGTTTTAGATAAAAGAGGTTTAGCAGATCCATTAATTGACGCTTCTTTAAAATTAGGTGATATAAATAAACAGGCTCGCCAAAACGTAAATGCTCAAAAACAGTTAACAATAGAAACTAAAAAAACTAATGAAAATACTGAAAAGATAAAAACCGCTGTTGAAGGAACTGTTACTTTTAATGAACTGTTTAATACTGGTTTAGAGCAAACAAACTTTTTAGTTGATGGCCTTTCTCTTGGTACAAATAAATTTGCTGATAAATTATTAAATGTTAAATCTGAAGCTGATAAATTAAATGAAAAGTTTATGGAGATAGGTCAAGGTATTGAGCAAGGTATTGTTTCTAACCTTACTGATGCTGTTATGGGTACAAAGACTTTAGCTCAAGCTGCTATTGGTGTTTTAGACCAATTAAAGAGAAAACTTGTAGAGGTCGCAATACAAAGGGCTGTTTCTGGAATAGGAAACTTTATTGGCGGTGCATTAGGAAACATATTTGGTGGAGGGGGTTCTACAAATCAATTTATAGGCAGAGCTTCAGCAGATGCTTTTAGAGCAAATGGTGGCCCTGTTTCTGCTGGTGGTGCTTTTGTAGTTGGTGAAAAAGGCCCAGAAATATTACAGATGGGTTCAAGAGGAGGGAATGTAATACCAAATAAAGATATTGGAGGTACAACTAATATCATCAATGTATCTGTAGATGCGTCTGGAAGTTCTGTTCAAGGAAATGAAGGACAAGGACAAGCACTTGGACAACTTATTGCATCTGTGGTACAAACTACAATAGTACAAGAACAAAGAGCAGGGGGTTTATTAAATAGATAATGGCAACTTTTCCATCAATACAACCTACATATTCTGGTTTTAGAAAAACCAGTAACCCAAAAGTTAAAACTACGAAACTTGGTGATGGTTATGAGTTTAGAGCTTTATATGGTCTACCTTTGACACAAGATCCAAAAGTATATAATCTTACTTTTAATGTTTCTGAGACTGAAGCAGATGTTATAGAAGCTTTTTTAAGAAGTCGAGTAAATGATCAGGCAAGTTTTACGTTTACTCCACCAGCCGAAGGCTTTACAAAAACAGGCACTTATAGTCAATCAACTACAACAGCAACAATAACAATTAATAATCATGGAGTTGCAATAGGTGATGTTTTGACTATTGATTACACATCAACTGCAAGCGGATCTCCGACAGATGGTTCTTTTGCCGTTGCATCAGTTACCAATGATAATGTATTTACAGTAATTACTAGTAATAGTGCAACTGATTCTGGTAGTGTCTCAATTACTCTTTCTGGTGAAGGCAAGTTTGTTTGTGATTCTTGGTCTAAACAAATTCCTTATTTAAACAGAGCAATAATCAATTGTACTTTTAGAGAAGTTTTTGAACCATAAATGGCTAATCCTGTACCTGAGTTACAACAGCTTACAAATAAATCAATTATCGAATTATTTTCTGTTGAATTACAACCTGACTTACATTATACAAAAGATGCAAAAACAGATTGTTCTTATTCTCAAAGTGGCACTACCATAACGATTACATTAAATAGTCATGGGTTTTCTACTGGTCTTATTTTGAGTCTTGATTTTACATCTGGTGATGCCACAGATGGAATTTAT